ATAGTAGAATCTTGCGGATATATTCCATCTTGATAATAATGTGGGCTACTACATGTATGTAAATCTTCTATAAAATAGAATCCGCCTGATTTTACAGAATCTATTAAGTATAGTAATGATAGTTGCTGTTCTTTCATTTTATGTCCACCATCATCAATAATTACATCATATATGATTGTTTTTACGGTACTTTCTAAAAATATTTTATCTTCTTGATTTCCGTAAAATATTTTTATACCTTTTAATAGTAAGTGAGAATGATCTGAATTAAATTCAGATTCTAAACAATTGTCTATTCCGTAAATATGACCTTTAAAGAAAAATTCAGACCACATTTGATGTGACCATCCTTGGCGTACTCCAATTTCTAATAAATTGATTGGTTCGCTTCTTAAGTGTGATAAAATACACTCATAATGAGGTGTATAATTATGTCCTTTTGAAGATTTGTCTGTACCAAACTTTTGAGCAATTTTATCTAACATATGCTGTTATAAACTTATGTATAATATTTTCTATATAGTTCAACTGCAAATCTGTTATAGTTGGACTAACTCCTAAGAAGAATGTATCTGTTGTAACTTTCCGCGCATTTGGATAATTATTAATTACATCTTTTATATCTATTATACCATCATATGCCGGTTGCAACATAATATTCCCTGCAAAATATGGTCGTGTTTGTATTTTATTACTTTCAAAATAATCGACTATATCTTTACGTTTGAACGGTGCATCAGATTTAATAGTTAATGCAAATGCAAACCAACTAGGATCACTATTTGATGTTGATTTTGGAAGAATAAAATACTCTTCATATTGTTTAAATATTTTATATAGTTGCGCATGATTATGATTGCGTTTTGTTTTTATTTCTGGAAGCTTTTTTAGTTGTTCTAAACCCAGCGCAGCTTGCATCTCAATTGGTTTTAAATTGTAACCTATTTCATCATATACGTATTTATGATCAAATACTTCATCTGGTAATGCAGGTAACCAGTTTGAAAATCTATTATTGCACGTACCATTTTTTAATAAGTTGGCTTTTAAACCGACACAGTAGCACCCTCTTCCCCATTCTCTAAAGCTTCTTGTAACTGTTTCTTGTTCGTGTGTGTTACATGCTACAAATCCTCCTTCTCCCATTGTAATGTGATGAGCCGGATAAAATGAGCAACTGGCAAGTTCACCGAAGCTACCGAGAGGTTGATTATTAAATGTAGAACCTAAAGCATCGCAGCAGTCTTCAAGGAGTATCAAATCAAACTCCTTAATAACAGACATTAATTCATCCATATTAGGTGGATTGCCAAGAACATGTGCAAATGTGATAATTTTTGCACCTTTTTTAGCTTGTTCTCTAACTTGTTCTATATTAAGATTGAGTGTGTCTAAATCTATATCTACAAAAAGAGGTTCAAACCCTACTTGAAAAATTGGATTAATAGTTGTTGGAAACCCAGCAATAGGTGTAATTACTTTTGTTCCTTTTGGAAAGCCGTATAATCTTTTTGATGTCATTGCAGACATCATAATGAGATTTGAACTACTACCACTATTTGTTAGTATACCGTAACGCTTATTAAGCAATTTAGGAAATGCAGTTTCAAAACTTATACCTTTTTTACCTAAAACAAGCCAACCTTCTAATATTGATTGCACCGCTGATACATATTCATCAACTGAAAAATATGGACCTGCATATTGCACCCAATCCACTCCTGGTGTCCATGTTTTATTACGGTGCTTGTCTTGAATATATGTTTTGACCTGCTCTAATATTTTTTCCATTTTTGATATGATATATAATAATAAGTATTAATCAACTTTTTTACAATATTCATATATCCCCATTCCCCAATCACCTAAATTTGGAATGTTTAATTTATTTGTATAATATTTGATAAATTGTAGTTTGTAATTATTTTTAATGTCTTGAAGAGAATATATCTTTTCATTTACTTTTAATGGATACGCAAAATTATCATATTCCCATATAAAATTATTTACAGATACATCATAAGCACCTAAACCTATTACTTGTGCGCCGTGAATTGTACTATTAACATAATCATTAATTTTCCAAAAATATTGTTTCACTCCTACCCATCTCTTGTCTAACCATTGAAGGTGTGAAATAAATAATTTATCAGAAGGCATCATTACATTATTTGTAGCTGACGGCAAATGTAATGAATGCATTTGCACGTGTCCAAGACTTTCACGCTTAGCGTAATTACCAATTCTCACTTTAAAGTTATTACGCCATGGACCATCTACTCTTATTTGTGATTTGCCTGTATATTGAACCCATCGTAATGCAAATGTAGAATCAGTATACATATCTAAAAGTGATTCTAATTCTTGTTTTGTTAATGATCCGTCAAAATATTCGTCTGCATCGCAACATAATATTTTATTGGAGTGTTTAAATGCAGCGTCAAATAATGCTTGTCTACTATCTGTTTCTATTTTAAGTTTGTTTATATAGTCATCTTCACTATCTGGCCTTAAAATATCTAAAATGTTGTACTTATCTTTATTCTCTATTAAATATTCATAACTACCATCTATTGAAAAATCATCAAAAAATATAAAACCGTCTGCATATTTTGTCCATAGTGGTAACATTTCTTTTAATAGAAATAGTTCATTTTTTGCTCGTACAATTTGTATTATCATAATTTAACTCCTTTTGCTGTATCAACTTTCGACCAATCTGGTACAATATTTAAATATCTTGAGAGCTTGTTAACTGCTTCCATTCTATCATCAACAAGATCATACCATAATTGGTCACTTTTTTTATCATTGTTGTCTGATAACATTCTATCAGCAACATTATCACGTTTGCGTTGACCAAATACCCAGTGGTTATGTTGAATGTGTATATCTTTTCTATATTTGATACGATTAAATGCTTTAAAAGTTTGATACATCCATTGATCTGACCAATTAATCAAGAATTCTTCTTTACACAAGTAACCTACAATTTCAGTGTATTTTTTATGTAAAAAAGCATTGACACATATCTCATCTGTGTTTCTATACCCGTCATAACAATGTACTAGTTTAATTTGATCTGGTGGGAGGTTTGTAGATGAAAATTCATCTAATATCATTTTATCCCATGATGGTGTCTTAAATACCATATCATCTCCAATATATCCTAGAATTTCTCCAGAAGCATGCGGGTATAATAAATTCCATATTTTATTGATACCTATAAATTTGTGGTTGTTTTGGACATCTATAATTTTAACAAATGGAATAGCAGAAGCTATTTTATATACAATGTCTCGAGTTGGATCATCTTCATCAACTCCAAATATTAACTCTACGTTATTAATATTATCAACAGAAGTGATAATAGATGATATTAATGTCAATTTAAGATTTAAACGTTCACGTGAAGGCACCAATAAACTAATTTTCATTTTTTACTTTTTAAGAATTTTATTACATCGTCTTGTGATGTTTGTGGAATACATCCTTGCCAAGCAGGTAAATAACCATGTTTTTGTTTAAAATATTCTGCAGCTTTTTGAATATTTTCTTGCCACTTTGGTGCAAATCTAATTGCAGAAGATTTTTCACTACATTCTTGTTCATCTATGTAATCCATACTATTGGCTAAATCTGGCCACCACCAATAAGGTGTACAAAAACCAGCTTTAGAAAGCCTATATGTGTGTTCTACATGGTCAAATGCTTGATAAAAGTTTTCATCAAACAATCCTACTTTGTTAAGAGATTCTTTGGTATAGTAACAAAACGATCCAACACAGTTAGGATTTAATGCTAGTTTGCAATCACCATAGTCGATAATTAAACGAGGTTGTGGTTTGCCACCAGAAATGCCACCTTTGTTAGCAGGTCCATGATAGCCGAACATTAAATGATGCAATCCGCTCTTTTGAGCTAAATGTATATATGCTTGAAATATATCTTCACGTTTAATAAGCATGTCATCTTCAATAAGAAAGATATGATCACAATCTTTTTCAAGAAGATATTTTAATGCTTTATTTTTACTTTTGCATACGCCTAAATTTGTATCATTATGAATAATATTAGTGTATGTGCATCCTTCAGCAAGATCAATTCTATTACCATCATTAATGATAATATGTTCGTCAATGGATGAACTACATGGTTTAAGTGTCTCTAGTAAGTAATTTAGAAATTCTGGCCGGTTACGTGTTAATATACCAATTCCAATTTTATTCATTTATTAATATCATTTTATGAGCTGTTTAGATTAAATCAAGACTAAATATCTTTATGGCTACCGAATTATATGTAAATATTAAAAGTTTACCTTCAATAGAAACTATTTCTGCTGGAGACTTATTGCTTGTTGAAACTGAGGCAGGTACAAGCATTTTAGATTTTTCAAATTTTATTATAGATTTAAACAATACTACCTTTGCAAGTGTAATCTCATCTAATGTCGTTAATATTTCCCAGTTGCAAACAGATGTCAAAGCATTACAAACAGTTACTGCTAGTCAAACAACCAGTGCATCTAATACATATATTGGTAAAGTTACTATTACAATTTCATCAGGTAATGAATCTGCTACAGGTAGTCTTAAACCTAAGCCACCAACATCTGTAAAATTAGCTGTGACAGATTTTATGATTTGTCCGGCAAATTCTAATGCTACATTATCAGGTGCTTACGTTGAATCATATGATATTGTAAACAACGTGGTTAAAATATCTAGCAAATCTACTGTTTCAAGTAGTTGTGTATTTAACTTAATGGCTATAAAGAACTATTAATTTTTCTTATTTTGCTTAATAAAGTTATATAGCATTGTTTTCTGATCTTTAGCGAACTTTTCTGATTCAACTGCTGCTTTCTGAGACTTTAAAAGAGATTCTAATTGATTAAGATTCTCTGGAGTCAGCACTGAATTGTAGTCATCTCCAATTAAATCTCCATCAACATTAAGATATTGACGAATCAGATGAATTCGTTGTTCTCTGCTACCAAAGATTTCAATAATCCCGGGACTATCATTTTCTGGAAAAAACTTATCTATAGATAGTCCATGTGTGTAATGTTGAATAATTGCTTTAAAAATATTGTCAATTTCCGCAATATATTCAGGATCAGCTTCTCTAGTACCATCGTCAACTATTGGTATTGGAGCAACTTTTGTAATTGGTATGAAAAATATAATATCAAGCAACCTCATAGATTCCTTAACAATAGGAATACATTTTTCAATAAATTTGTCATCAATATCAGTTGCTTCCTTACTATTAGACCATAGTGAGTATACTAAATTATCGAGAGGGCATCTATCAAATATAACATTGTCGGTTGGTTTATATTTTTGCAATTCATCAATCATATGATTAAGAATTGCCCATTGACCATCTTTATTACAAGATTTTGAATGAGGATAATTACCCGCTTTTATTACATCTCTATAGGTGGAGGATGTTGTGTTATATTCTGGCCACTCGTTTAAAAAATCTTTTACTAAAGTGCTTTTACCTTGTGATGCGGTCCCGCTGATTGCTATTCTCATAATTAAAATTTTATTTATACCCTTGTGGCTTTATCCCACAACAACAAATGTAAACGCGGGCTAAAATTGACGCCGTATTCTTTAGACCATTCTGCTACTTGAGTAGCACGCTCTAAATGCTCTGCACGGGAACCGCAACACGGCATAAACCAAACTCTGTGTGAGGGAATATAAAACTTATGGACATAATTACTCATTACTTCTTTAATATCTTCTTCTGAAGATATGACAAATTTAAATCCTGAACCAATATGGGCATGATATTTAATTACTTCTGCATCATAACGTTTTTCCACTGGATCGCCATTATTACTCAATTTTGGAGACGTTGTAAATGTTGCATTATAGCTATAATGCCAGTAATCTTCTGGTAAGATTGTTGCATTGGTTTCAAAGTCAATAATTGGTACAAACCCGTATTTATTAATAAATTGATCAATAAATTTTTGAAGAGGTGATTGTCTCAACATTGGTTCACCACCAGTTAATTTTAAAATTGCACCTTTTTCTAATTTTTCTACAAAATTGTTCTTTTCAAAGATTTCAAATACTTCAGTAAATGTTAACTTATTCTTTTTAGACCAACTAATAAAACTATCACATCCAAACGGTGAATCTGTTGAAGCAAATCCTTTACATGTTAGGTTACATCCAAATAAACGCAAAAATACTGAAGGTTTACCTATATGTTCCCCTTCTCCTTCAAGGGTATAGAATATTTCAGGTTCATTATTTTCACCTGCAACTAACAGGTAATCATTATCAGTTTTAATTGACATATTAATATAATATTGTATATCCGAATGAAATCAAATAAATAATAGAGTAAATATGTCACGCAAACATGCGGGTAAGAAAAAACGTCAAACCGTTGATGAAGAAATTCATACAATTGTGGAAGATATAGAACAAAATACTAAGAAAAGTTGGTGTTTTAACTTTAAAATACAAAATCCTTTTCAATTAAATGATGTTCATAATAGTTTCTTAGAATTAATACAATATAAAGATACTAAGATGATTTTTGTAGATGGTCCAGCTGGAACCGGTAAAAGCTACTTGGCTGTATTAGGTGCACTAAAATTATTATTAAGTCGCCAAACCGAACAAATAATATATATTAGAAGTATAGTAGAAAGTGCATCTAGAAGTATGGGAAGTCTTCCAGGAGAATTGCATGAAAAATTTCATCCATGGTCCCTACCTTTACTAGAAAAACTAGATGAAATTGTAGGTCCTAAAGTATCTGCTGAGCTTTTAAAGGATGAATATGTAAAATGTTTACCTGTAAACTTTGTAAGAGGTTTAACATTTAGAAATAGTATAGTAATTGTGGATGAATCACAAAATCTCACAACAGGTGAGCTAACTACAATCCTAACACGTTTCGGTGATAATACTCGTTATATTATAATTGGTGATTCAAGACAAAGTGATATTAATGGCAAATCAGGCTATAAACCTATTGTAGGTGTCTTTAATAATGCAGAGTGTGAATCAAACGGTATTCACGTCTTTCATTTCGGTGAAAATGAGATTGTTCGTTCAGCAATATTAAAATTGATTGTTAAGCAGTTGGATAATCTACCGCAGAAAAAGAATGTTGCAGAGCAAGCAGTTCTTTGATTGCATCTTCTACTGATACATGTTTGATACCAGGCAGTGATTGTTTTTCTACTTTTTTCTGATCTATATTCAATATGGATTGAAGACGTGCATTGATTTCTTCTTGTAAAGAAAGTGGTGGTGTATAATTATCAGCATTTTCAGCTGGAAGTCCCCATTGATACATATTATCCCCAACTTGTACCTGAAAACCAGTTACCTTTACCAGTTGTAACATTCGATCCAACATTAGCACCTTGTCTACGATGAGACTCATCCACTACAGGATCAGTAGATACATTAGGATTTGTTAGTAATACTTCAACCGGTTCAGTATTGATTTTTTCTACAATCGGTAATACTAATGGTGAGTAGATTGCAGAATTTTTTTCATGTTCCCACACTTCAACTTTAGATACTGTTACTCTTTTATTAGATTGAGCTTCAACAAATTGATTTGCAATTTTATAACAAAATTCAGCAGTTTTTTCAATACCAACGCCATCCATAACGCGCAAATCAATAATTCCTTGTGACTCCATTAATTTAAATGTTTCCAATTGAGGGTCATCAGCTGCGACACAAGTTGTATGATCAAATTGCTTCTGTAATTGTGTTTTCAATTCATCTAAAGCACCAAAATCTTGCACCCAGTTCTTATCATCTAATTCGTTTGCATTAAACCAAAATTTTGCAGTTAAGCGGTATCCATGGAGTTTACTGCAATGGCTATGTGTAGCTCGCCATTGGCGAAATGCGCACGATCCTAGTTCAATTATTTTTGTCGATTGGTACATATATTGAATTTTATATGAGCTATAATAAATAATCAACATAAATATTTTTCACTTATGGCAGATACTAATGTACCAATTTCTTTATTAGGACAAGCAGACGCACTCACCGGTCAAGAACCAATTCCAACAGTTCAAGGAGATGATACTTTAGATCCATCCACGGTAACAGCTAATTTTGAAGAAAAGACTACCGTCGCGACTACTCCATTAGCAATTGCTGATTTTGTAAACACTTTAGTCCCTCCTGCTGGTACAATTGCTATGTATGGTGGTACCGAAGACCCTACAGGGTGGTTAATATGTAATGGTAGATCGTTAGATGCTACTGGCACAGAAGGTTTAAAATATACAAAACTATTCGATGCTATTGGTGTGAGATTTGGTGGGTCTAGTAATAGTGACTTTAGTATACCTAATTTAGATGGTAGAGTCATTGTCGGTGGAGGCACAACGTATACTAGTATTGGTGCAATTGGTGGTGAGAAAGAACATACATTAACAACAGATGAATTACCAGCACATACACATATTGGTGGTAAACACGCACATGGAGTTAATATTATAGGTGCTGCAAGTAAAGATAACTACGGTAGTAATGCTGGTGGTGTAACCACTGCAACATATGCAGCAATGTCAACAAGATCTGGTGGTGATGTACCAACATCAAGCGTTGGTAGCAGTACTGCTCATAATAACATGCAGCCTTATATGGTACTTAATTATATTATTAAGTATTAATCTTATTTTTAGAAATATTTGACAACTTTTGTATATGTGGTCTTACCATGTTTACAAAGGCGTCCGCAGTGATCCCTGATGTTGCTGGTGTATTGGGAGGCGAGCCTACAGGTGGTGGTATTTGTGAAGGACTGAGAGCGTTAATTTTTAACGCTCTCAAATTATCTACAATCCATGATACAAACATGTACCATGTTATTCCAGGGTCCTGTGTAAGAACCGGTTTTTGAAACATAGGGCCATAATCTATCGTATTTAAAGCTGCACCATTTTGCTTGGTATACGTTAATAATGGTTTACCAGGGTTATTGAAGTTTCGCTTTAAATCTGCAAATATGCTTTGGTTATTAATCAGGCTTTGAATTTTTTCACTTATTTCATCTAGTTGTGCTTGACTATACTCACCAGCTTGCTTTTTAAACCAATTGGCGACAGCGGGTACAGTTCCATATGGTATCCCTGTTAATCCTGTCAGTGCGAGTTGTAGCCCAGCGCCTACTGCTTTTTTCCCAATGTTCTTCGCGGCATGTTTTAAAGTTGTGCCTGCATTTTTAAATCCCTGTTTTAAAGTATCACCAACAATACCCTCGTTATATACTTTTAAATATTGTTGTACATTTTTATCAAAATTGTTCATTATTTTATAGACTTGTAAATATTTAATAAATCTTCATTATTAAATCCTGCATCACGTAAATATTGTTCAATTTGATCATTAGTAGAACAATTATTGATTATTTCTATAAGATTATGGTAATCCTTTTCTCTATCCAAATTTTGCAAATAATTAATTACTGATGTTTTGAAATCATTTTTATTATTGACATCTTCAAAAGATCCTAATGGAATAGTAATGATCATACCATTCTCTAAGTATACTTTAACACCGTTTTGTGTTTCTGCTAAGAAAAATCCTTCGTAACCATTGAATTGTGATATTTGACCATTGTTTACATCTGCCGGGTCAGTTTTTAATCGAATACGTTTTAATTCGTTCTTATGTAACGAATATTCGATTAATTTTTGAAATTTTTTCATATTGATTATTTATATCTTGCATTTAAAATATAAATATGTCGAATATAGGAAATAAATTTCTACTACCATACGCTAATAGTAATATCCCTCACACTGATGAGGAACGTCAAGAAATTATCGAAAATGCTGCTAAGGCATATGAGAATTTCATGGATGCATTAAAAATTGATTGGCGCAAAGATCCAAATAGTAATAATACACCATTGCGTGTCGCTAAAGCATTTGTAAACGATTTAATATCTGGATGTTATACTGAACCACCAAAAGTTACAGCATTTGATAACGTTGATCAATATGTTGGTATGGTATGTCAAAACAATATTACAGTTACATCTTTGTGTAGCCATCACCATGCACCGTTTACAGGTGTTGCACACGTCGCATATATTCCTAGTAAAACAGGTAAAGTTATAGGATTGAGTAAACTTAATAGAATTGTTGACTGGTTTTCACGTAGATTTCAAGTTCAAGAAAATCTTACAGAAAATATTCACCAATATATTGACACTGTATGTGAAAACAATAATGGTGTTGCTGTAATGATTGAATGCAATCATTCATGTTGCTCTAATAGAGGTATCCGCCACCACTCGACAATGCGCACAGCAAAGATGTCTAAAGCATTTTTAGATAATAATGACAATTCTCGTGCAGAGTTTTATAAGTTTGTAGAGTTTGCTAAAACTAAGGTTTAACCACACAATCAATAGTTTGTAAAAAAACTAGTCCAATTAAACACTTTTCGGTGTTAGATTTTCGATTGCCTATTGAAAATCTAACACCGTTGTGCTTTTGACCGTTTAAGATCATATCAATCTCTACAACCGGTCTCTTTTCTAATTGGTTTGCTCCAATATTAATATCAACTAGTTCAATTATTTTTAATATTGGTTCTTGCTCGTCTATAGTTTTAAACTTAACGTAACCGTTTTTAATAATTATATCGGTACCATGTAATACATTGTAGCCTTCATTTCCAGTATCTATTTTTGCCGGAGTAATAATACTTTTACCACCAATGAATAATTTAATATTCTCAACAGGTTTGAGCACTATTTTTTGTGATTTTTTAATTAGTGAAATTGATTCAATTAAATTGATAAAACTCATTGTAGTACAGATTTCATTATGTTGTTATAATTATCATCAAATGTTGTACTTTCTTTAACATTTGCATATAATGCTTTAAGATGTTTTAATGCTTGCTTTTTCGTTTTATGTGATTTCTTACGTTGCAACTTACCAGTTTTGATATTTTTAACATTCCATCCATTTTGATATTTTATTATTTTATATGGCATAACTTGTATATATTTATCAATAAATAGTTTTGTGAATCAATTAAACTTCAAATTATTGGTAACATCAATGAAAAAGCTTGATGAAAACGTATCACCTTTAATACCTGCCGCGGCATCTGTTTCTCCGGGTATTGATAATGGACAATCAATGACTATACCAATAATGTCATCATCTCAAAAACCATCAAATAATGTAGATGATTATTTGTATAAAATAGGTGAATTGTTAATTGATGAAAAAGATGTTAACAAACTTAAAAAGGTAATAGAAATATTATCAACTTAATGTATCTACTTCGTTATTAATTCCACTAAGTATTTGATTCAAATCAACACCTGGAGCATTAATTTGCGTCTCTAAAGCTTTTAATTTACTTACAATTGTTTCTGCTTCTTCTTTTGCAACCATTTTTTGATCCGTTGTAAGATTTTCAATATTAGCTACGTTTTGAATGCTACGCATTGTAAGATTTAATAGCTTATTAACAATACCAACCAATATAATTTTATTTGAATCATTTTCGGCGGTTTCAGTTTCACCTTGTTGATCTACTTCTTCTGGGGTTGGATTAGGCAGTGCAGCATCTGGTTGAGGTGCTTGCTGAACGTCAGCTGGTGCTTCTTCCTCTAATAACTTATATGCATTTAGAACTGTGGTTAAAAATTTACTCATATTGATTGCTTTTGTTGTGATAGTTTTGATTGAGTTGCTTTTATTTTTTGTTTTACAAGCTCTAATAGTTTTTGTGCATCAGTTATTGAAGGTTTTACTGATGCAGGTACTGTTGCTGGATTGGTGCCAGCTAAGCCAATTGCAGCATCTATTGCAATTTTTTCAGGTGTAGATGTTACATTTTCTTCATTATACATTTTTATATAATGTGATGTTAAAGAGTCGAAACGGTCCATTGTAATTATTTATTAAATATACTTAATATTTTCTTAATTGATACTGTATCCATCAAGAATTTTAAATGATTACGTTGCAAATATAATTTAAATCTTGCAAAGTTTATATTTTTATTTTGTTTAGTTCTAATAAGATGTAGAAAATCTATAATTTCACCAGATAGTGTGGATGAAAATGTAACATTTGTATTTATTACATTAATTGGTAAGTATTTTGAAATATTATCTATAATTTTTAGAACATGTTCAGTTACATTTGCGGTATCAGTGTTAAATACCTGAGCAATTCGATCAAATCTAATTGAATTATTATAAACAATAACTGGTCTATGTTGATCTGTTTCAGAACTTTCTTTTAATATTGTTTGAATAATTGAGTGTATCGTAATCCTTTTGAAGTCTTTAGAATTAATATTAGTAATATTGAATGTCTTTGTAAGATTTATAATATTATTTTCTATAGATTGTGAACAATGATTCAAATCAATGATGGTTATATTATATTCAGAATATTTGCGAATTTTTGACATGCATTTCCTCGTCCCTAAAGAATTTTAATCAATGAAAATTATAATTCAACCATTAATTTCAAGTTTTTTTGGTATTTTTCCGATTCTTAAATTGATTATTCCGTTGTAATACTGTTCACTCAATAAAACGTTATTATCAAATTGGTACTTTGCTTCAAAATATGATAATTCCCACTTACAAGTACAAAACTTAATTATATCAAATTTAAATTTATCTTTACCATTTTTAGCAATATCTGCATTTAATTCATTAGATGAACCGGTATATTCTTTCCAATCAGTTTCTTTTATTTCGTGTCTTTTATTCTTTTTACCTTTTAAAGGACGTCTTTTCAATATTGTTTGTATTTGTTTTTTACCTAAGTATTTTTTACCATTAACAGTATTTGTAATACAATAAATGAATCCATATGGATTTTCAATTTTATTACAATCGACCGTCCAATGTCCAAAATCATTAATCATATCAATTACTTAGATTTATTATACTTCTTTTTACGTTTTTTTGCTCCTAAAATTTTAGGAATGCGTGCATCACCGGGCGCATACGAATCGGTATTTGAAATATATGCAACATTACCTAATGCTGTTGAAGATGTCATATCTTCGTTTAATTTACAAAATGCTTTAAAATTCATGTTGACAATCTAATAAATGTATTTATCATATTTTAAATGGAATTGTTAGAAAAATATATTCAAGACATTGCTAACGACCTCAAAATTGATGATTTTAATATTAAGGATGTTCAATTGCGTGTACCCGGTCGCAAACATTTTTGGGCAGCACGTTTGATTAAACATAAAATTGAAATAGAGCAACTTAAGATAAAACGATCAAAGCTTAAACACGAATTGGTTGAAGAAACGGTTAATGCAGCTCCAGTTACTATTAAAATGTCTGCGATTGAACGTGTTGTTGAGCAAAATGAGAATATTAAAGATATTGATAATAAAATAAAAGAAATATCACTTATTATAGAGCTTTTAGAAAAAACTGAAAAAACTTTTGCTTCATTAACATATGATATAGCAAATATAATTAAATTGCAACAATTAGAACAATGTTAGTATTTGATTATGATTCTAAAAAAAGACTTGGTGTTGTTACTGGTGATCTTAACCAGTTTGAAATGTTGCGTGAACATTTTAGCATTGCAAATCCTGTTGCATCTTTATTAAAACGTAAAAATAAATATATTCCTTCCAGACAATATGCAATTACACAAAGTGGCAGGTTTAAAGTAGGTCTTTTATATGAAATAGAAAAGTACTTAATAGCAAATAACATTATTGACGTTACAATAACGCAATCATTAAAAGATGTATATGAAGGCAAATCTTTAAAAATTGACAATATATCATACAACTTGTCATTGCAACCATATGATTATCAAAAAGAGACAATAATAGAGTGTTTAAAAGCATCTAGAGGTATTGCTAAGTTAGCTACTGGGGCAGGAAAAACATTAATTATTGCTAGTTTATTAGAGAATTTACAGCACTCTTTTAAAGATTTTAAGTGTTTGATTATTGTACCAGATATTGGTCTTGTAGAACAAACACATAACGATTTTAATTCATATAATGTCACGTTCACACATAGTAAGTGGTCTTTTGACAACAAACTTGATTTAAATAATAATGTTATTATTGCCGGATCACAAATTCTTGCAAGTAGATTTGATGATAATGATTGGATCAAATACATTGATGTATTAATTGTTGATGAGTGTCATAAACTAGGTGCTAATACGGTCACAGGTAAAAATATTGAAAAGATTTTTACTCCATATAGATTTGGATTTACTGGAACACTTCCTGATGCAAAATTAGATTACTGGGCTGTAGTGGGTAGATTTGGTAAAATAATATATGAAAAGACATCCGCAGAATTGCGAGAATCCAAACACTTAGCAGATGTAAATATTAAAATTTGTAATGTAGAGTACATAACACCGCCTAAAAGAATCAAAACATCTTCTTCTACTGAAAATTATAGAAGCGAATTAGATTATTTAATTACCAATCAATATAGACAATCAATTATAAGCGATGTTTGTTTGAAATTTAACAAAAATATATTGATAATGGTTAATTTGATTAAACAAGGTGAACTATTGCAAGAATATATTCAATCACATTGTCCAAATAAACGTGTATATTTTATACAAGGATCTGTGGAAGTTGAACAGCGTGCTAAAATAAAAGAATTAATGGAGAGCAATGATGATATTGTTTGCATTGCTATGAGTGCAATATTTTCAACAGGTGTTAATGTGAAAAATATACATTTAATCATATTTGCTAGTGGCGGCAAATCTTTAATAAGAACTGTCCAAAGTATTGGTAGAGGTCTTCGATTACATCCAACTAAGCATAAATTACTAATAATAGACATTGCAGATACTCTTTATTATAGTAATCAACACGCAATAAAGAGACAAGAAATATACGAACAAGAAAAGATTTTGTATAAACACTACTTGTTTATTGAAAAAAATATTACATAATAAAAAAATGACCACAAATACTACACCGAAAAAGCGCGTACCAAAAGCAGTTGACGATAAAAATTTTTACAATAATCCGAAACAATTTAAAATTGCAATTGCTGAATACTATTCAACTCAAGAATTTAGTGATTATCTAGGAAATTGTATTAATAAGATCGCGCAGAATCTTTGCTACAAACCAAACTTTATCAATTATACATATAAAGATGATATGATTGGTGACGCTATATTGAAGATGTGGTCTGCATTAAAGCGTAAGAAATTTGATGTTAAATCTGATACAAACCCGCATAGTTACTTTACCACTATTGCGTGGCATGCATTTATTAATAGGATTAAAAAGGAAAACAAACATGCATCTACTATTAATGCTTTTAAAGAAAAAGCATACGAAGAATTGATAACTTCAGCGGAAGGACATGTTTATATTAAACCAGTTGATTTTGATAATGATGACGATTACAATATGACCAATGACTAAATTTCAAGCCAATAATATTTGCTGTATCGCAGATATTCATATCGGTGTACATCAAAATAGTGCATTTTGGCATAAAATAACATCAGATTGGGCAGCCTGGCTAGCACATGACCTACGTAAAAAGAAAATTAAAGATATTGTTATTAGTGGTGATTTATTTCATTTTCGAGATGAAATTGCAGTTAATACATTACATGAAGCATCAAAAATATTAGATACTTTAAGTGATTTTAATATAATCATATTATGTGGAAATCACGATTGTTATCTAAAGGATAGCAGCGAAATTAATTCATTGCAACCTTTTAAAAAGTGGAGCAACATCACAGTAATAGATACTGTGACTACAGTGGAGTATAATGGCAACAGAATTGGTTTTATTCCATGGGGGACAAAACTCAATGAAATTCCACACTCTGAAATAATATTCGGACATTTTGAAATTACTTCATTTAAAATGAACACACATACCATATGTGAAAGTGGCATGTCTAGTAAAGATTTACTAGCAAAAGCACCGCTAATCATGACAGGGCATTTTCATAATCGGGTAGAACGTAAATATGAAAACGGTGAAATAGTTTATGTTGGCAATCCATTTCAAATGGATTTCTCTGATGCATCACTAACAAAAGGGTATTACATTGTTGATCTTGATAAAAGCACTTACAAATTTTTTGAAAATAAAAAATCACCAAAACATTATAACATCTATTTATCAGATTTAACTAAAAAAGGTAATATTACAAAAGATGAAAAAGATAAGATTATTGGCAATCTTATTAAATTACGAATAGATAAACGTATTAGTCCGGAACATGCAGAAGTTTTATTTAGTAAAATAAAACAGCTTGAACCAGAA